ATGGCACGCAACCTGCTCACTGAAACGAAAATCAAGAAGCTATCCGGCGCTGGAATATATTGCGACGGCGACGGGCTTTTCCTGCGCATTAGAGATACCGGCTCGCGCTCTTGGGTTTTCGTTTGGCGGCGGAAGGACCCTCGCACTGGAAAGATCAAACGCCACGAAAGAGGTCTTGGCGGCTATGACAGCGGGACCGCACCTGTCTCCCTGTCATTGGCGAGGGAGAAAGCCGCAGAGCTTCGCGACGATCTGGCGAGGGGGAGAAACGTCAGCGATCAAACAAAGACGTTCAAAGACATCATGGATATTGTCATCGATAATAAGTCCGCTGGCTTGAAGGGAGAGGCATCCAAGTCCCAGTGGGCTATGACACTCCGAGAATACGCAAAGCCACTCCATGACCTGCCGCTGTCCGCTATAACCACCGCTGACGTTGTGAATTGCCTTACTCCAATTTGGACTAAGGTCGAGACCGCGAATCGGACCCGCAGCAGAATTTCCGCAGTCTGGCAGCACGGAAAAGCTAACGGCATGTGCAGCGGCGATGATCCGGCAGATAAGAAGGTAATTGAAATCCTCATGCCGAATCGAACGAAGCGAATCGTGAAGAACCATGCCGCGCTCGACTACAGAAGCGCGCCGGAAGCCATCAAAGCCCTGCGCAAGTCCAAAGGCACGGCAGCGCGGGCAGTAGAATTTCTTGCCCTATCAGCCGTCCGGTTCTCCGAAGCCCTGAACGCGCCGTTTGGTGAGTTCGACATTAAGGAAAAGCTTTGGACGATTCCAGCGGAACGGATGAAGGCCGGGGTTCCGCATATCGTGCCTCTGACCCCGCGCATGATTGAGATAATCGAAGAGCGGCGTGATATAGCAACGTGCGATTTCCTGTTTGAAGGTCATAAAGGCGGTCAGCCAGTCACCGGCGTTGCTATGACGAAAGCCTTGCGCCTTGCCAGCGGCGATAAGGTGGCGACGTTGCACGGGTTGCGCTCTATGTTCCGCGACTGGGCTGGAAACGAGACTTCGCATGCCAGAGAGACAGCCGAAGAATGCTTGGCTCATTTGGTCGGAAACAAGGTCGAAAGGGCCTATCGCCGGTCAACAGCCATGGATAAGAGGCGCGCCCTTATGACTGATTGGGCTGTCTATCTGGAAGGCTGAACACAGCAACTTCACTATTTTGCATATATTGCTGTAATGTGGGTTGACGCGCAATAATCTTGCGTGTAAGTAGTCGGTCGTTGCCCGAAGCGCGGAAGCCCTGCACGTCTTGAACGTTGCCTGCATTATGTGCTGACCCCGACACAATCTTTACAATTTGAACCCTGTACCGGCTCGACCGGCTGGATATCTGCGCGGCCTAAAGGCCTTGCTGCTGCCCGCCCCGTCTCTGCTGGTGAAAGGAATCCATACGAAACAGCAAAGGAGAACCCATGTCCGAGAATGCCCAACCGCGTCTGATTTCCGCCAAGGATGCGGCAACCGAAACGACACTTTCAGCCGTCCAGCTTTCCGCGATGGCCGCTGCCGGTCTATTTCCAAAACCTATCCAGATTTCAGAGCGCCGTCATGCCTATGTACGGTCCGAAGTGACGGCTTGGCTTGATGAACGCATTGCATCGCGCACCACGCACTAAAGATGGAACCGCATGCAGAAGACGACTCCCCCGGTTGGAATGGGAAGTTCAATTTCGAGATGCTAGGCGCACGATCAGCCCGAAAAGCTAAAGCGCGAGAAGAGGAATCGGAGCCGGAACCCTCTCTTTGGGATGATGACGGCTTTTTCGATGAAGACGAGGAAATCCAGTTCGGTGACGATCTGATTGAATTCCTTATTGGTGAAAACGGCGTGGGCCTGCTTACCGGCTCATCTGGCGCATACAAGACATTCAATGCTGTTAGGATGTGCGTGTCGATTGCGGCGCGCAAGGATTTCGCGGGCTTCAAAGTGGAGCGTCCGGGCGGTTGCGCTTACCTTGGGTACGAGGGGCAGGAAACCGTCAAGCCGCGCCTGATGGCAGCGCTGAAGGATTTGGGGCTTACCATGGGCCGTGTTCCCGTCGTCGCGCCGAAAGGCCCGGAGACGTTCAATCAGCGAGAAGCTTACGACAAGCTGGAAGCTGCCTTGAAGCGTATCAATCGCAAAATGCTGTCCCGGTTTGGCGTTCCTCTTGTGTTCGTTTGTATCGATACGGCCATTGCGGCTGGCATGATCAAGGATGAACACAACCCCGGCGAATGGCAGGTAATGTTTTCGAACCTGAAGGCCATAGCAATTGAACTGGATATCGCAATCGCCGTGGTGGCTCATGCGGGCAAGGATGCTTCGAAAGGTGCGCGTGGCTCATCTGGTAGCTATGCGGCGGCTGACTTCGAACTGACCTTTAGCGCGGCAAAAGACAATATAACCGGCGATGTGTCGGGACGGTTGATATCGCTCACGAAGAGCCGTGACGGAGCCACGTTCCCGATTGCGGCCATGTCTGGCGAGTCCGTCTATGTCGGCAAGACAAGGAAGGGCAAGCGCAAGGAAAGCATGGTCATGCGTTACGACACGTCACGGGACGCGATTGACAGAGCCTTGGGCGAACAGGCCGCACAGGCTGCGAAAGCTAAGGGTGAAGGCAAGGGCAAATCGAAGAGCTTGAACAGGTACGAACAGGCCATCATGGATGTTGTTGAACATGCCTTGAACAACCGTTCGTTGGCTGTTCACGACGCCCGCACTCGTGATGGTGACGAGTCTAGCGGCTTTCTCGAAAGCGATGTGAAGAAGGCTGCGCAATTGAAGTTCGACACGAGCGAGATGAGTGCAGCCAGAATGGGACTAGGACGGGCTATCAAGAGCCTCGTTAGAGATAAGAAGATCACGACCAACGGCGGATTGCTGTCAAAGCTTTAGAGTAGCTAGGGTTGTGTTTTGAACACGAACACGAACATGTTCAACGATGTTTGTTCTGAACGAACATAACACCCCCCTAAAGGGGGGCGTGTTCTGTTCATTCGCGGCAGAAACAAGAGAGGAGTACAAGGAGATGGAAAAAACAAACTGGTGGAATGGCATGTATGCGGTCGAGGATGACCAGTCGAAGCATCTGCGGGTGATTGGCAAAGTCGTCGGCTTCACAGGGAAGCACTATGTCGTATCCGGTGTGGACGTAGCAACGGATGGCACCGAGTCTAGCCACCCTGAATATTGGCTGGACCATCTGCCGGTCAAAGGTTTCGGCGAGTACGGAAACAAGCTCTTCAGCAACTTCGAAGCGGCGAAGGAGTACGTGCAATGAACACTGAAAATATGCAGGTCGTCAACGCACTCGTGGGCCGTCCCGTTCTTTGGGATGGTGGCCTAGGTAATCCAGATACGAAGGTGCTTACGCTCCTGCGGAAGCGGTCAATACCGGCAGCGCCTATGATCTTGTCTCGGCTCACGGGTTACGGGCGTCACGAGGTCAATGAGGTGCTGTTGCGCCTGAAGCGCCGTGGTTTGGCTAAAGCCGTGGGACATGGTGAATGGGTGGCGGTGCAATGAAACTGATGCATCAGAACCGGCAGGTGTTTGCACGTCAGAGCCGAATTGAGCCGATGCGGAAACAGCCCATCCCGGTCAAGCCGAAGGTTGTCATTACTGCCGCTGCGCGGCAGACCGCCCGCCCCTCATGAGCAGATGGCCGTATAACACGGCTCAGTGGCAACGGCTGCGCATAGCCAAGCTTAGGGAGTGCCCTGTCTGTGAGCCGTGCCGTGCGCGTGGCGTCATCGAGATTGCGGAAGTCGTAGACCATGACAAGGCGATCAACGCGGGAGGTGACGCGTTCCCTCCCCTGTCCGGCCTGACCAGCATGTGCTCATCCTGTCATAACCGCAAGACGAATGCGAAGGACAGACGCACAGCCAAGACAGGCAAGAGCAGCGGCTTTCGCAGGGCGTGGGCTGGCTTCGACGTGGATGGCAACCCGATTGACCCGGAAGGCTGGAACGACGCCTGACGGGCCTCCCTGCCCCGTTCCATAGGTAGGGGGGCCTTCAAAGACGAAGGATCGAGTGCCTGGGATCGGCGTGGGGCATTCGCGAAGACTTAGTTTCAAATATTTTGATCAATCAATGAAAAGGATCAAAGATAATGATGTGAAAGGAGATGGAGCATGGGCCGTCGTGGACCCGGCGCAAAGCCGAAGGCATCCGGCAAGACCGGGAATATCATGAGTGGCGGGCAGCCGAAGCACCGCAAGGTGCTTCCTTGGGAGGTCGAAGGCCTCACCCGGCTTGAAGCCGTTGTCGCATTCGTCAACGACATGAAAATTACGCAGGGCAAACTTGCGGGCCAGAACATGCAGTTGCGTGAATGGCAAATCGAAGAATTCCTTGCGCCGATTTACGCCACTGACGAGCATGGCCGTCGCCCTGTACGAACCGCCGTCTTGTCTATGGGTCGAAAGAACGGAAAGACAGGACTTAGCGCGGCGCTTGCCCTTTGCCATCTTGTCGGACCAGAGGCGGAGCAGCGCGGCGAGTTGTATTTCGGCGCGATGGATAAGATTCAGGCTGGCAAGGCGTGGGCGGAATGCAAGGCTATGCTGGAAGCGCATGTCGAGCTTTCGGAGCGCGTCAATATCATCAAATTCAGCAAGGAAATCGAAGTCGAGGCCGGTTATCCCGGTGAAGGCTCCGTTCTGAAGGCTGTGAGCGCAGACGCTGATTCCAAACTCGGTTTGTCGCCCTCATTCTTCCTCGCTGACGAAGCCGGTTATTGGGTGAAGCGCGATCTGTTCGACGCGATGGATTCGGCCCTTGGCGCACGTGATGAACCGCTTGTTGTGGTCATTTCCACACAGGCGAAAGACGACACGCATTTCTTCTCGGAAATGATCGATTACGGCCTGAAGGTGAAGACCGGCGAAGTTGAGGACGAAAGTTTTCATCTGGCATTGTTCACGACTGACCCGGAAGAGGACGCGTGGTCTTACGAAACGTGGATCAAAGCAAACCCCGCGTTAGGCGACTTCCTCGCTCTTGAACAAGTCGAGCGCATGGCGGCGCAGGCGCAACGTATACCGTCGAAGGAAGCCGATTTCCGAAATAAGATTCTCAACCAGAGAATTGACGGCACGGTGCGCTTCATCGCCGCTCGCGAGTGGAACGATTGCGATCTAGGGCCTATTGACGAAGCCGCGCTTGAGGGCCGGGAATGCTATGGCGCTCTTGACCTGTCGGCAGCCCGAGACTTGACGGCCTTCGTTCTGGTTTTCCCGGAAGAGGATGGCCGGTTCACCGTCCTGCCCCGGTTCTTCCTGCCTGAGTTCGATATTGACGGTAAATCGGAGAATGACCGCGTGCCGTACAACGTTTGGGCAAGACAGCCGTCGTCACGCCTCACGCTTCTGCCGGGAAAGGTCATCGATCCGCAGGCCGTTGCGGAATACATCGCTGACGAGGCGGGCCGGTTCGATATCAAGGAGATTGCATTCGACCGCTGGCGCATTGAGGACTTACGGCGCGAACTGGCAAAAGCTTCGATTGATTTGCCGCTCCAGCCGTTCGGGCAAGGCTACAAAGACATGTCTCCAGCCGTTGACATGTTGGAAGTCGCGGTCGCTCAACAGAAGGTCAATCACGCGGGAAACCCACTCTTGCGGATGAATGCGGCCAACGCGGTCATAACGAAAGACCCGTCCGGCGCTCGAAAGCTCGATAAGTCGAAGGCCAGCGGGCGCATTGACGGTCTTGTGGCGCTCGCGATGGCATTGCAAACTGCCGCGCGACATGAGGAAGATAATTCGCTTCCAGCGTGTTTAACGGAAGATGCTTAAAGGGAGATATGACGAATGTTTGAGGTTGGAAAAATTTACGAACTAACGACGCTTGAGACTGGCGAAAACTATGAAGGCAAATTCGGAACTTATGAGTCGCACCAGCAGCTTGAATGCGTTGCCGTGAACGGGACGCTCGTTCACTTTCGCACTCCAAAACTCAACTCTCAAGAGGAAGAACCTTTAGTTGAAGATTGGAGTGAGGAGAAGATAATCAACACTGGTAGTCTGTTTTTCCATAGCGCGAAGCTAATCGAGTAATAACGCGGCCCAAAATTTTTAACCCACTGTTTTGTCAAGCAAACCGATTAAAAATATACTTCCTTGCTTTTTACGATTTACTGTTGATGCGAAAGCAAAATGGAGTATAACCACAATCACCGGACGCAAGCACAAGACTTGAACCGGCGAGCCTGTCCCGACTGAGGGGCGGGCAGCACTGCCGAAGGCAGTAAAACAACCATGACATTGTTGCGCCTACCCAACCGAGCGATTCCGCATCGGCATGGCTCTTTGCGCGCTTACTAGAAAAGGAGACTATATGAATCTGTTCCATCTTCGCGAGACCCGTGCAACCAAGCTCGCTGAAATCAAAGCCCTTGGCGACAACCCGGACACCGCGAAGTTTACAGCAATCGAAGGCGAAATTCGCGCCCTTGATAGCCAGATCAAGAACGCCGCCACCATCGCAGAATTCGAACGCCACGAAGCTGCCCCGACTGATAACGGCATGGCTCGCGAACTGCGTTCCTATTCCGTTTCCAAGGCCATCCGCGAAGGCAATGGCGATAGCCTGACCGGCGTTGAACGCGAAGTCCATGACGAACTGTCCAAGGGTCGCGAAGTGCGCGGCGTGATGGTTCCTACCTCTCTCATTTTCGGTGACGAAAACCGCGCCATGCTCACGACCGGCACGGCTGGCAACACTGTTGCAACGAACCTCGGCGGCCTCATTGATCGCCTTCGCCCGGTTCTGGCTGTGCAGTCTCTCGGCGCAACGGTCATTTCCGGTCTGACTGGCAATCTTGATCTGCCTCGCCTCACCTCTGGCCCGCAGGCCTACTGGGTGAACGAAGACGAAGCCACCACGGCGAGCGATGCCACTTTCGACAAGGTTTCGCTTTCTCCGAAGACGGTTTCCGGCGAAATGTACCTTTCCCGCCGCCTCCTGCTTCAGAACGGCGTTGCGCTCGAAAACGTGCTTCGTCAGGACTTGGCTTTCGTTCTTGCGCAGGCTCTCGACAAGGCTGCTATCAACGGCACCGCTACCGCAAAGCAGCCCGTTGGCATCCTGACACAGATCACGGAAAGCGCGACCACGGCCACCGACCTGACGGACATTGCAGCGGACCTTATCGCGGCACTCCAGATTGACGATGTGACCGGGACCACGGGCTTCTTGACCAACCCGGCGCTGATGGGAGTTGCCCGCAAGCTGAAGGACGGCCAGCAGCGCCCGATTTCGACGGCTGACACGTTCCACAATGAGCGCGTTGTTGCCACGAATCAGGTTCCGACCATTGGCGGCGAAAACCCACTAATCTTCGGCGCATGGGCCAACCTCATGATTGGTTACTGGAGCGGCGTTGACATTCTCGCCAACCCCTACACCGACGCTTCTAAAGGCGGCCTGCGCCTGCATGCGTTCCTTGATGCTGACGTGGCTATCCGCCATCCTGAAGCGTTCGCATGGAAGGCCGTCGCCTAATATGGCGTCTGTCTCTCTCGCAGAGGCAAAGGCTCACCTCCGGGTAGATTACCCGGAGGATGATGCCTACGTCTCGACACTCATCAACGCGGCGGAAGGCTACATTTCAGAAATCGGCGTACCTGCCGACAAGCTGGCCTCACCACCCGTCAAACATGCGGCGCTTTTGCTAGTCGGGCATTGGTTTGCCTATCGCGAGGCCGCAGCGGAGAAACCACCACAAGCAATCGCATTCGGCGTCAACGCCCTTGTGCAGCCATTCAGGGAGGTATCGTTTTGAGCAACTTTGAAAAACGCGCGGCGACAGACGTTAAGGCCGTGGGAAAGAAACTGACGGGCTACGTTGCGACGTTCGGCCTTGAAACCCGCATTGGCGATTTCAGCGAAGTGATTCAGGCTGGCGCGTTCGGTGCTTCGCTTCGTTCGAACCCGGACATTCTGGCGCTTGTCGATCATGACCCCGGCAAGGTATTGGGCCGTAGTGCGTCGGGTAGCCTGATCCTCGCAGAGGATCAGAAAGGACTCCGTTTCGAACTAGATTTGCCAGACACCCAGTTGGGCCGCGATATCGCTTCGCTTGCTGCCCGCCATGATATCGGCGGCATGTCATTCGGCTTCAATGTCCCTGAAGGCGGCGATGAATGGCACGGCGAGCGACGGACGCTAAAGGCCATTGACCTTCGCGAAATCAGCGTCGTGCAGGCGTTCCCGGCTTATGCTGGCACGTCTCTGGCGGTTCGCTCGCGCAAGCCCATGACGGACGCGGAACGCCGCATTCGGATTCTTGAGTTGGAGGGCGGCGCATATGTGGCCGTTTAAGACGAAGGAAAACCGCGCTGTTTCTTCTAGCGACCCGTTCCTAGGCGAATTCCTCGGCGCTCGCTGGCAGGCACGGGCGGATATCGAAAAGGCTAGCGGCCATGCTGTTGCCCATCGGTGCATCCAGCTTGTCGCGGAGCAACTGGCTTCGGTCCCGCTGAAGGTCTACCGCAAAACTGACGACGGTGGCCGTGTGGCGGCTTCTGAGCATGCGCTATATCCAGTGCTACAGGAATCGTTCTCGCCTCTCCTGACCGCCTTTGAGGGCCGGGAATGGATGAACGTGTCGGCGCTCATGTACGGCAATGCGTATGCCCGGATTGAGCGGAATGGACGAAGCCAGATTGTCGGCCTCCATCCCATTCCCGCGCCTTCGGTGACGGTCGAGCGTCTTTCATCTGGCCGGTTGCGGTACAAGGTGGCGCTGGCAAACGGCGGAACGTCGGTCTTCACGCAAGACGAAATCTTGCATGTTCGCTATCGGACCAATGACGGCGTTCTAGGCCTGTCGCCTATCCAGATCGCGAGCGCGGCTTTCGGGCTTGCTCTTGCTCAACAGGATCAGGCAGGCGCGGCGGCAGAAAACGCATTCCGTCCGGCTGGCGCTTTGATCTTCCCGGAGAAGCTCGGCGGCGCGAACAAGGATGCGGCTATTTCCAAGTTCAAGGAACGCTTCACAGGCCAGTTGAAGGCAAACGAAGTTATGGTGCTGGACGGCGGGGCGAAGTTCGAAACGTTCCAGTTCTCGGCAAAGGACTCGGAATTCCTCGAAAGCCGCAAGCTTTCCAATCTGGATATCTGCCGCGTTTATGGCGTCCCGCCCTCTTCGGTCGGCATTACGGACAATGCGACTTACAGCAATATTGGCGAGGAAAGCCGCGCACTTGTGACTCGAGTCCTTGCACCGTGGGCCAAGCGCATGGAGAGCGTCTATAACGCGACCCTGCTTAGCCCTGAGGCCCGAAAGACGCACTACATCGAGCATGACCTGTCCGGCTTGCTTCGTGGTGATCTGGCGAGCCGATACGCTGCTTACAAGATTGGCCGGGAAGCTGGATTCCTGTCGGTTGATGAGATTCGCGGCTTCGAAAACATGTCGAAGGTTCCGGGTGGCGACACTTACATGGAGCCGCTCAACATGGCCCGTCTTGGCGTGTCACAAAATGCCCAGGCATCGGAGGTGCAGCAATGACGGGGGGCGGCGACTTACGCGGAATTTTCGAATTTCGGCGGAAGACGGACGGCAATGACGGTTTCGGGGGCGTTATCCCCGGAGCCGGTCCCGTCACCACGATCTTCACCACGTCGGGCAGGATCGAGATTCGTAGCGGCGATGAGATCGTTCTGAACAACGTACCGCGCGGCGTTTCCACGGTGGAAATCACTGTCCGTCGGCAGCCCGCCATTAAGGCCGTCAACACAACATGGAGCATTCGGGAAAAGCGTTCCGGGCGCTCTTACAACGTCAAAATGATGAAGCCAGACCAGAAAGGAGCTTTCATCACATTCACGGCAGAAGGAGGAACACCTTGAACGTAAAGACTATCAGCATTGAGCCTATCAAGGGCTATGACCGGGACACAGGTTTCCGCAAGCTGGCAAAGGTCCAATTCTTCTTGCCTGACATGCAAATGACGATCCGCGATGTTGTCTTGACCCATGACCATGAACACGGTTTCGCCGTGGCGCACGTCAAGCCTAAGGTGGGGCAATCAACACTCCAGTGGGTGCGAAACTCGCCATTCGCCAAAGGTCTGGCAGAAGCGGCAGCAACGGCCTATAGCGCCATGCTCGCTGAAGACTTGGAAGAACTGAAGGCGCTATATAAGGCGGCCTGATCAAAGCCCTACGGTTGACCCCGTGGGGCTTTTTCGTTTTGCGCAAAAGAAAACCCGCCGCGCTTGTGAAAGCGAGGCGGGCCACAGAAAAGAAGAGCGAAATGAGCAAAGAAGATTTCATGCAATTTCGCACAGGATCGGCAAAACCACAATGAACTTTACCTCTGAGTCGGGAGGCGGGCAGTTACCGCGAAGCGGTGGAAGGCTGAATATGGTGGGGTTTTCGCCAAAAGAAGCGATTAAGCGGGCAATAAAGCCACAATCAAAAGTATGACGAGAAAGATATTTGAGCCAGATTATGTAATGAAATCAATGGTAATGGCGGAGAGGATGGGATTCGAACCCACGATACGCTTTTGACGTATACTCCCTTAGCAGGGGAGCGCCTTCGACCACTCGGCCACCTCTCCGGTGCGGCCTGATTATTGCTTTAAAAAAATGAATGCAAGGGTTTTTCGCCAAGAAGCCGAAAAACCTGTTGGCCGAACGCCCGCCAGCGAAACTTTGCGGGCCATTGGGGAACTTCTTCTCTTCCGGCACGTTCTGGCTTCGGTAACAAAAAGAGGTGTTCTAATGGCTCAGACCAAACTGAATGTTGTCGAAGATACGATCGAAAACCAGATTGCGGAGTTGCGTTCGCAGATTTCGTCTCTCTCCAAGTCCGTTTCCGCTCGTGCGGAAGGCGTTGGTGAAGATGCATCCGAATTTCTGGATGAGGCTCGTGGCCGCGTTCGCAAGGCGGCAAGCAATGTGCGCGCACAGGGCCAGAACGTTGTGGAAGCAGTCAAAGAAAACCCCGGCACTGCAACCTCACTGCTGACGATCGTCGGCGCACTCGGCTTTGCGATCGGTTATGCGGTCGGCGCTGGTACGCAGCAGAGTTCTTCGAACAGCAGCCTTTATCGCTGGCGCTGATTGCAGCACTAGAGGCTAGAATTCAGGCAAGGCGGGATACGTTCCGCCTTGCCTGTTTGCATTTATTTCAGAGAATTGACGAACAGGGGGCGGAAATGGTGCTCAGCAGCGATCTTGAAGAAGCATTGTCGGATTTCGCGAGAGATCACGGCATTGACAGGGATGAGGCGATACAGCGCATCGTCCGCGCGGCACTCATCAATAACGGTTATCTCGCTTCCGGCGAAGAAGGCATTCCGCCGGAAAAGCTGAACGCCAGCAACGATGACTAAGACTCAATATCCGGATTTGGATGGCGCAGGCGCTGCCCCGCCCTTGTAGCGGCTGGAAAGCGCACGCAGTGTATTGGAAAACTCCGTGACATCGGCGCCAACAGCCACGAAAGATGCGCCGAGTTCCAGATAACGGCGATTGAAGGTCTCGTTGAAGGTGAGAATGCCGGCAGCTTTGCCGGCCGCGACGATCTTGACGATCGCTGCCTCGATTACGGCCTGCACTTCCGGCTCGTCCAGCCTGCCGAGATAGCCCATATCCGCAGCAAGATCGGCCGGGCCGATGAAGATGCCGTCCACGCCTTCCACCGCAAGAATATTGTCGAGATCATTGATAGCGGCGCGCGTTTCGGCCTGCACCAGCAGGCACACGCTGTCGGACGCACTGTCGGCATAATCGGTTATGGTGTTAAAGGCTGAGGCGCGGGCAACCGCCGCCCCCATGCCGCGAATGCCGCGCGGCGGATAGTGCATCGCACTAACCAATTCTTCAGCCTGCGCCGCCGAATCGACCATGGGCACCAGAAGCGTGCGGGCGCCTGCGTCCAGCAGCTGCTTGATCATCCAGCTTTCGCCAACGGGCACACGCACCACCGGTTCGGCGGGCGATGTGGCGAGAGCGCGCAATTGGTCGATGATGCTGCGAAGATCGTTCGGGCCATGTTCACCATCGATGACCAGCCAGTCAAAACCCGCTGTTCCGGCAATTTCCGCCGTGATGGCCTCACCCATATCGAGCCAGAGGCCGATTTGCGGCCTGCCGGCGTGGATGGCTGTTTTGAAACGATTTTCGGGAGCGGGCAT